TACCTAGAACAGTCATTCCAGTAATTGACATTCGATTTTTATCATCTTTCTCTCGGTCATAAATCCAAACGATTATCATTAATATTACGTATACGATATGTGTCGCGCCAAATGCAAGTTGGCGGAGCGGGTTCGTTGCATCTTCTGTTTTGAAGTCATCAAATAGATAATTTTCTGGCGTCTTCGTATTGGCTTTCGTAAATTTATCTCGAAGATAAGCCACAATACCAGCAATACCGACAATTGCTATAATTACATATATTGTATGTGCAGTTGGCGAATTCATCTGTGTGACAAATCCTCCTGATGCAGTATTATCCGTTTCAGCGCCTTTATTTACAAAATCGGCATCAATCTTATAAACATAATAAACAACCGCGAGAATAAGTATAACAAAAGAAATAATGAGTAATATTACTTTAATCAATTGTCCAACTGCACTAACCTTGGTCTCATTTATTTCGATAGGGTTAATGTTATTTTGAACTACGGGAGCAGTAGGGAGTGATGATACGTCAGATGGTTTTAGATTATCATCACCGATTGGAAACATACGAAGGTCGGTAGTTTGTGAATCCCATTCCCAGAATTTTAATGTATTCAAGGCTTTATCACGCTTATCAATAAAGTCAGGTATTCCTGTAAAAGATGCCAAACTATAAATACCGGTTCTGAATAACACCGCAAAAAGTAAAGGAACCAAATAGATTGTTGTTAAAAATTGTCGTAATAATCTCTTAAATAAGTTTTCGTTTTCAAAATTAGCATCTACACCGTTATTATATAGATAAAAAAACGTTGGCATACTGCAAATAGCAAGAATAACTACAAATGCAATCGCCCAACCCCAATTATCAGGAACAATCGGCAATGAAGTGTCATTCTTTCTTGTTTCATTCAAATATTTCCACCACCATGATAGACCAATTGAAAATACGCCAACAAACCCAATAATAGCTAATATGACATTTAATGGACTCGTGTCGCTAATCTTTGTAAACTGCCATACCTGAACTGACTCTGCAAATTTAAGAATAGAATCAAGACCTCCGGCATTTAATTCTTTCACTATCGGAAGCAGTAAAATAGCGCATAATATAAGACCGACAATAAGTACAATAAAAAATGTATCGATGAGTTCTTTCACACGAGGAAACATATCTCCTGAAAATGTTTCGGCAATCCAGTCACTCGTTTTGTACGATGTTGTCACATTTGTGAAAAGAACAGATATCCACATGACGACCATAATAACTGATAAAAATGGAATGAATGAAAACCATTTTGAAAGACGGATAGCAGTGCTATCGACATATTTAATATCAGTTAATACTTTATCCCAATCATTCGATAACATTTTATCATTTTTGATTTTTGATTGGTAATCATTCAGTGGCGGCGCCACCGGCGGAACCTGCGGCGGCGGACACTGTCCATTGAATGTGTATAATAATAAATCATTGAACGATAACTCTGGTATATTTGCACATTCTGCCATTTTCACCCGGACATTATAGCATATTAAAATAAATATGGCAATAAAAACCGAAAGAAATGAAAAGGTTCCTAATATTGCATGTGTAGGTTGTTGAGATTTCTTACTATCTTCGTTTATTCTATCTTGTATTGCCTTATCAATAAGTGTACTACTTGCATTTGGGTCTTTTTTCTTCAATTCCTGTGTTACTTCTTTACGTAACTGTTCATAATAAACACTTTTTGAAAGGTCGCTATCTTGTTTTAAAATATCAGCGGCGTTGGGGGTTTTTAGGTTCTGTTCTGCAAATATACCCCACGATATGAATATCCAAATACATAATAGAAGACATAAACCTATCATCATACCCTTATAAACAGTGTATTGTTTTACTTGTCCAAATAAAATAACTATAAATACAAACGATGCAAGAAGCCATATAATACCATGCACTAAAAACGATTTTTCACCATAATTAGAGATGTTTACGCCATTATCTTTATTAAATCCAGGCCCTTTTTGACTAGCAGAAAGAAATAAAGCACTAGGTGAAAAAACTAAACCAAGTATTATAATAAAATATATAATGAATGATGGGTTCCACATCTCTTTAAATAGACCAGAAACCTTATTCGTGTTTCTCCACAAGAAATACCCAAAAACTATAAAAAATACAATTTGAAAAAATATTCCAATTCCGAGCATCCAATCTGCGCTTGTTTTTGCAATACCTTTTTTGTATTCGTTTGATAGAACTGTGTCGCCGCTCAAGGTATCATTTAAATCCGTTTCAATTTTATTACCTTGAATAACGATAGGAATACCAATTGTAATACAAAGTATAAGAAGAGGAATGAGTTTGCTTGTTGGAAAATCTTTTAATTTATCAATCCCAGTATATTTTAATACTGAAAGAATAATTATAATAAATGAAACCGCCAACATAATTCCACCAACCGTCATTAATCCGACGGACGGATTATAATTAGTCGTTTGTTCTGAAACATGAATACTAGCAAATCCTAGTCCAAGACCAAGTCCGAGAATGATAATAGGCAGTCCAAAACGAATAACTGTATCAAAGTTACTTGAACCAGACAATTTGAATTCGGAATTAGGTGGAGTAGGTAACAATGTTTTCGCCAGTATATTATTTTGTGATGATGCTTCGGTTTTCATAGTTAAAAATGAACTTGGCTGCATATAATGAACATATCCGACATATAAAAATGTAATTATAATTGTAATAAATATTGGCCAATTCCCAATCATTAATTCCCATGATATAAATCCAATCAATAGTATCACGCAAAGTATAATAATCGGAAGGTAATTCGCTATTGTTTTAATATGGAACGTTTCTTCAGTTGCAGATACGGCATTATCAAGTTGCGTGTTCATATCTATAATCGATTATAATGATAACAATACACCCAGTTATAATTATAATATATAATAATGTCGATACAATTACGTGGCTATTACGCCAAATGTGTCCTTATGATTACAAAAATGACATTGCAGTTTTTTTTCCATGACAGTCACGACATAAAGCAACTAAATTACTTACGTGATTAGAACCACCATGTTCTAATGCAATTACATGGTCAACTTCAAACCATGCTGGAAGCTGACGCTGACAATCGCCACATTTCCAACCTTGTTGTGCAGCAACATATTTCTTCTTCGTTTCACTTACACTTCTTTTACTTGTTCCTTTTCCCGAGTTTAGTACTCGTCTCTCAGCGGCAGAACCACCATGAACTAATGATGGCTGTGCAGTTGGCTGTGTCCCGTGGATTATATTACCTCCACCCCTTTGTTGAACTGGTTGTATGCTTTGCTGGTCTCCTGAACTCGCAGTTCTGTTCGTAAAATCGAAAAATGGCGTTATCATATCTGCCGTGCCTTTACTTATTGGCATATACTTAATTATGTCGTTGGCATGATACAATAATTGCCTAGAGTTTTCCGGATTACGGCGCAAAAACATAAATAGAGATAACCCAATGAAACCAAATGTCAACATTTTAATCCACTTTTGATTACTTTGAAACATCTTTATAAATTGGCCATCATAATACGTATTTGCAATAAGGAATGCAGTAATGATAAATACTATATATTCGGTTTTTACCATTACGTATTATTTTCGTTAGCGTATGAGGTTATATATAGGAGCGAATAAATCGGCGGATAATTTATTTTGAAATAGTATCACCGATTATGATAATAATACGCTGCGTATCCTAGCCCGGCTATTACGAGTATATATACCAATTTCTCTCGATACTTCAATTCCTCGAGAATTTGGACAGATTTTGGTCGATAATGTAAATAGTATTTTTCTAGCGCATCATGTAATGAGATTTCATCTTTCATTAGAAGCACATTGTACCTATTATGAATGAAATGAACCCAGCGAATAAATGAGTCGCGACTATCTAAATAAGGTGTAATTGGATATTTATGCAGCATTCTATCAAACTCCGATGACATTTCTGGGTCCGGAATGAACATCGAAAAATTTTGGATAAAATCGTAGTATTTTTTTCGAATAACATCGTTTACATGGTCTGGGTAATTCACAGCGACTGTCATCAAAAAGAACCAATAGTGTGGTCCCCATACTTTCGCGTCAAGCTTCATAGAATTCGCTTATAATGAAATGACATAAAAACAATAATAGAAATACGATAAGCGAATTTATAATGGAAGAGGAGGCTGGGGCTGAAATATTAACCAATAGTCGAGTAGAACGAGATGAAATATTAGTAAAAATAAACAACCCTAAATCTGCTTTATCTTATCTTGAAATAAGCCAATTACGTTGTCCTAATAAACAATTGAATTCTGGAGGGTCTACCATCGGTAGTTATAGGGGTAAAAATGCAACGAACATCAGTGGAACTCTTATAGGGGGGGTAACTACTAACGGCCTGGTTGATTCAAACAAATATTTCTGTAATAATTGCAACCGTACTAATCATGTATATAATAATTGTCGTGCACCGATTACGAGTATTGGTATAATTGCTTTTCGGTGTGGTGAGACAGGACCTGAATTTCTTATGATACGTCGCCGTGATTCTTTCGGTTTTGTTGATTTTGTTCGTGGGAAATATTCACTCAACGATGAAGCTTATATTCAACGTATTATAGACGAAATGACGATGACTGAAAAGGCAAACTTACTACGTCTGACTTTTGAACAATTATGGAGATTGTTATGGGGGGAATATACTCGTGGTAGTCAGTATAAAAATGAAGAACATATTTCATATGAAAAATATAGGCAGGTAATTGGTGGAATACGTACAAAAGATGGACGCATAAAAACGCTTCATCAATTTGTAGATGAGTCGACAACCCAATGGACAGAAACAGAATGGGGGTTTCCGAAAGGACGACGTAATTATAATGAAAAGGACCTTCCGTGTGCATTGAGAGAATGCCTTGAAGAAACTGGATATGATATCGGGATTGATAATGTAATTCAGAATATTGCACCATTCGAAGAAATATTCATGGGGTCCGACATGAAATGTTATAAGCAAAAGTATTTTCTTGCAATGGTGGATTTAGATAAGAAACCAAAAAAAGCACACGACATCATGGAAGTTGGTCTCATGAAATGGATGACATTTGACGAGTGCATCAATACAATAAGGCCTTATAATTTAGAAAAGATTAGTATTGTTCGTAAAATCAATAACATATTATCCCGCTATCGTATATTTTAAACGATTTCAAGTTCTTTTTATTTCGCGTAGATATATAAAGAACTGTTTCATATTATAATAGATAACGAAATGGCAGAAGATGCAAATAAAGATAAAGTTGCGCCTCAGTCGTCGGCGGCTGCCAGACCATCTGTTGCATCAATTGCAGCAGCGGCTCTTGCAGTTCTACCAGAGAAAGAACATGAAGTAGATTTGATATCATCCGGTAAGAAGAAACGTGTATTGAAACCAAAAAAAAGCACTATAGAAGCTGTATCTACATCGACACCAGCAGCAGCAGCAGCAGCAGGAGGTGGTGATTCAGGAGGCGGTGTAGCTATACAAAAAGGCACTAGCAAATTATTAGACCCAAAACGTAAGGTTGTA